GCCGAAATGGCCGCCAGGAACGGGCTGGCCCTGGCGGACGAGCACGTGCCGCCGCTGATCCCGATCCAGGGAGGCGGCCTCCCCGTGACCGCTGAACCAGTGCCGTTTGCCAGCCTCGACGGGCAGCTGCCGACCACCATCGTGGCCGCGCTCGCTGCGGCATGGCTGCTGATGCAGCAACCGGTACTGGTCGACCGGACCGTGGTGCGCTCGTCCCCGGCTGAGGCGCGCAGCCTGGCGCGGGCCGGCCTCGGCGATCCTGCCGTAACCGTGACCTCGCTGCGCCGCCAGTACGTGCCCGGCAGCGACGATGCCACCGAAGGCGCCGATATCTCGGGGCGGCGGTACCGGCACCGCTGGGTGGTGTCGGGGCACTGGCGGGACCAGGCCTACGGCCCGGACCGCGCGCTGCGTCGCCAGACGTGGATCCCTGCCCACGTCAAAGGGCCGGACGGGGCGCCGATGCTGAGCACGGAGCGCGTCAACGTCTGGAGACGCTGACCCCAGGATGCCGACCGAGTCCGTCGCCCGCAGGCTGGAGGGATGGAGCATCCGCCGATCCTCGTCCACCGCATCAGCCCGTCGGGCGGCCGACGCGTCGTGATCCGGATCCGCGGCGTCGACACCGTCCTCGGCATCGCGTACTCCGATGCGGATCTGATCGAGTTCCTCCGGCGGATCGAGGTGCCCGACCCCGACGACCTTGTCCTCGGCGACTCGCCAGCCATCGCCTGGCAGGGCGGGCGGCCGCACGTATACGAGGACAGCGAAGAGCCCCCACTCGACGAGGGTGGGGGCTGAGGCGTCTTCGGGGGCTGTCACCTGGCAGCAGGCCACGCGACCAGGCCAGCCGCTGACCAAGTGTGGCACGGGGCGCCGACAACGGGTTGCGCTTACATGGCCGCGCGTTCCTCGCGGATGTCGCTGACGCTGGCGAGGAGGGTGCCTTCCGACTGCTCATAGTGGGACAGGGCCAGGCCGAGCCCGAAGAAGGTGGGGGCCCACTCGCCAACGAAGATGCCCCACCGGTCGGCGCGATCGAGGCCGGCACCCGGCTCGGCCTTAAGGGACATAGCCCATGTGGCGATGGAAAGACCGATCGAGGCGAAAGCCGCCATGTATGCGTGCTCGCTTCGCATGCCCATCTCGTGAAGCTTCTTGATCATGGCTATCCCTGGGGTGTTAGGGGTCGGGATCTCCTTCAGGTTCACCCGGCTGACGCGTGTGCGCATCCCGGCGGCGTGGCGGGGCGGCGGGCCCAGCGTCTGGGTAAGTCCCCGCAGTGGCCGGCAGCAGCCGGCTGCGGTTACCTGGGGGTGACCTTCGATGAGATCGACGTCCTGATGGATGAGCCCGGTGACCGGCGGAGTAGACGTGCGGCGACCCTCCCGTGGGGAGGCCGGGAGGGGCGCCGGCCCGGGATGGTCAGGGCCGGTCCGCACACCGTAGACCCGCAGGCCGGGTGGTGGTAGGCATATGACAGCGGGAGTTCCCGGAACAACGAAGAGCCCCCACCCGAGGAGGGTGGGGGCTGAGGCGTCGCCTGGAGCGAGGCCGGCATCGCCGGGTGCCACGGTTTCCCAGTGGCCTACGAGCGTCCGCACGACCAGCGTGGCACGCAGCACCGACCGCGGTCAGGCGTTCAGGCGCCGTAGTCGCGGTTTGCCCGGAGTCGCCGGGCGGTGGCCGTCATGCCCAGCGCCTCCGCCTCGTCGGGATCCGTGATCAGGCGGCCGGGCGACAGGGACACGGGGATACTGTCGTCCACCGGCCTGAAGGGTCGCACGCGGCCGCCGCGCGGGCGACGGAACAAGCGGCGGACCAGGCGCATCGGGACCTCCTTCGGATGGCTTCAGTGTGGCAGGGCGGTCAGGCGGCAGCCGGCTTCCACTCGGTCATCTGGAAGTGCGCGTACTGGTCGGGCTGCTCTGGGGTGTACCGCTCGTAGGTGAACTCCATGGCGACCCCAACCTGCTGGTCCAGCTTGACCACTCTTGGGATCGGCACCGTCATATCTACCGCTTGCCCGTCGAGCGGGCCGCCATGGAAGATCAGGGTCACGGTTCTGCTCATCATCCGATCCCTTCGGTCAGGCTTGCTGAGGCAGCGCATAACGTTCCCTTAAGCGCCAGGATTTGAGGCCTCAGCGGGCCCTTCCTCGGCCTTCGCGCGGAGTCGACGGAGGTACTCGCGCGTCCATCCCGTGGTTCGAACCACATCGACCTGTCGCACGCCGCCCTGCAATGCGCGGACAGCTTCCACTTGCAGATCTTGGCGTGCGGCTTCGAGAGCCTCTTCGGCTTCCCGGTAGCGCTTGGCGGCGAGCTCCAGTTCGGCGGTATCCATAGCGGCATCGTGACACATGGGTAGGCCACCTCGCCATGCCTACTTGGTTGACATTGCCTATCGAGTAGGCCTACAGTGTTGTCATCAACCCCAAGAGGAGGTCCGATGACCGAGTACGGAGTCTTCGAGGACGGCGCCTGCATCGAGGCTGGGTTCCACGGCGCGTCCGGCAAGGCCGCGGCCGAGGAGCGGGCCGCCAGGCTGGTCGCCGCGCACCCCGAGATGGTCGACGCATACGAGGTCCTGGAGATGTGCCCCGACCACGAGGAGCAGCCCAAGAACGGCTGCGAGGAGTGCGCCACCGACGGCGACGACGAGTCCGAGGAGCCCGAGGACGAGGAGGAGCCCGAGTTCAAGCCCGTCGGATTCAACGACGTCCGCGAGGGTGACCGCGTCCAGTTCGTCACCGCCAACAACGGCTTCGGCGGCGGTGACGACGTGTGGCGCACCGGCACGGTCGTCAAGGTCACCGACAAGACCGTCACAGTCGAGATCACGGGCCACAACCCGCTCGCCGAGAACGTCTTCGTGGGTGGCAAGTCTCGCAAGCTGGGCCGCACCGCCAGTCTGCGCCGGGCCGAATGGCAGCGCCGCTGCGTGAGCAAGGCGGTCGCCGAGCAGCCCGCTCGCCGCCCCTATAGCGCCGAGAACGTGCGGATCGTGGACGGGGGCGCCGTCGTCAGCGCCGTGTGGGTCTCCGACCCGACCGTCGATCCGGCGGTTGCCCTGGAGAACATCCTCCGCCGCGACCTCCCCTACGAAGTCGAGGTCGTTGCTGAAGCCACCCGTTCCTACAAGCGCGACGGCGCCGACTTCTCCGGCTGGGTCGTCGCGAGCCGCAACAACTACAGCGACCCCATCCCCAATAGGAGGGACGCCATGCGGGAGCTGCGCTTCTCGATCCGCGACTACTTCGCCCGCTGAGCATGCAGGAAGGCGCCCCACCCAGGTCTAGTGGGTGGGGCGCCGCCGCATCAGGGTACCAACCACGAAAGGAGAGCCATGGACACCTCACTGCCCGTACAGCAGGGCGCCCAGCCTCTCGCGCTGCCCGGCTCGGACCTGTTCGAGACGGTCCGCCGCAAGCTCATCGACGACCTCGGCCTCGTCCAGGTCGACCGCCGCGGACAGGAACGCATCTACCGGTCGCGCGCCGAGCTCCTCGCCGAGGCCGTCACGCCCGAGACGTTCGTGATGATGATGGACTGGCTGTCATCCACACGCCGCGGGTCCGTGAACACGAAGCGGACCTACGCCGACGACATCCGGCGCGTCTGGGCCGCCTACGCCCAGGAGCTCGGGCACGACCGGTTCTTCCTCGGATGCTTCAACGCCGACCACATCCGAGCCTGGCGCATCCGCATGGAAGCCAACGAGGCCAGCCCGAAGAGCATCGGACGATACCTCAACGCCTTCTCCTCTCTGCACGTCTACGCCGCGGAGAAGATGGAACTTCCCCGGAACCCTGTCACCCAGGACGATCGGCCCAAGTTCGACAAGGGCAACACGTCCACCAGCACGCCCGTGCTGGAGCTCGACGAGGTTCAGGCCGTAGCCGCGCAGGCGGGCAACGAGTTCGACCTGCTCATCGTCATGCTGCTATACACGCTGGCCGGCCGAGTCTCCGAGATGTGTGCCGCCGACATGGACGCCCGGGTCGAACGGGGGCGCCGCTCGTACATCGACCTGACCCGCAAAGAGGCGAAGGAGCGCCTGCTGCCCCTGCCGCTCACGGTGGCGGAGCTCCTCGACGCGCACACCGAGGGCCGCGAGGACGGGCCGCTGCTACTGGACTCCGAGGGCAGGCGGCTGGACCGGCACGACGTGGCCCGGCTTCTGGCCCGGCTCGGCCGCAAGGCCGGGGTGCTGCCCGGCCGGAAGCTCACGCCGCACGTCCTGCGGGCCTCCCGGATCACGCACATGCTCGACGCCGAGGTTCCGCTCGCCGAGGTCCAGGCCTTCGCCGACCACGACAACCCCGCCACCACGGTTGGGTACTGGAACCGGCGGAACAAGGGCCAGCGGAACGCCGCCCACGTGGACGCAGCCGAGGCGGTGTTCGCGGACGTCGTGCCGCAGTTCCGGCGCTGACCAGGCGATATGTGGGGGTTATCGCGACTCACCCGTCTCCGGGCACAGCAAAGCGCCCCCACTGCGGCGGCAGCGGGGGCGGCTCACACTCCAGTTCGGTTGTACTCGTCGACCGCGTCCGGCGGCGCCGGCGGCTCGATGCCGTGGGAGCGCATCTGCCCGGTCAACTGCCCCACGTAGGAGGAGAACGCCCGGACGAGTACCTCGAGCCGGTACAGCCGGCCACGGAGGCTCCCGTTCTCCTCATCGACCCGCTTGACGGTCGCCTCCAAGACCTTCAAGTCCTCGGCCCGCATGGCCGGCGCCGCGGTCACGAACGCCGCGGCCCTCGTCGCCTCAGCTGTCGCGGCCGCGGCGGCCTTCGTCGCCCGCGCCGCGAACAGGCCCGCGACGATGACGCCCAGCGCGCCGAACGCCGCGACGACTCCTGACCAGATGCTCATCCGCCCTCAGCTCTCCGGGCCGAGCATTCGGGCACTTCGTACTCCGGCACCGTGCTGGCCCACAGGATCACCCCCACGTGGGAGGTGAGGTACCAGACGGCGACCCATGCGCCGCGCGAGTAGTCGCCGCTGATGACAGCGGCGAGGTATGCAATCGCCCACACGGCCGGCGGTACCAGTGCGGCGATGAACCCGGCCCCGTCCCGCCCCACCTTCAGGAAGGCGGAGACGGTGGTGACGAGCCCGGCGACGATCCACAGCCAGGCCCAGTCCTGGATGGAGCACCAGTGCGTCAGGAGTCGGAGCCCCTGCGTGCTGGGCGGGTCGACGAGGAAGGACACGCCCCAGCTCGTCTTCCCGATGCCCAGGATGAGGAGGAAGGCGCCGCGGCGGCCCAGCAGCTGTTGGGCTCGCCGGACCGCACGGCACCACATTCACACGCTCCGGACGGGCGGCGCCGCGGAGGCGGGGGCCGGGGCGGTGATCTGCGTCCGGTCCCACATCGCGACGATCGCGGACGCCGCGGCGAGGACGACGGCCTGCTGTTCGGCAGACCAGTCCAGGCCGAAGCCGACAGCAAGCGCGAGGACGGCCTGGGCGAAGCCGAGGACGGCGGCGCCGATCGCGTCGCCAGCGACGACCGCGAGGATCAGACCGACGGCAGCCGCGGCGACAGCGTTGATGACGGCCTGCTGCTCGGCGGACACGTCCACGCCGAACGCGGCGACGAGCTTGACGAGGATGGCGACCAGGCCCAGCCAGAGAGCCGGCTCACGGTTGAAGAGCTTCACGATCAGCTCGCCTTCGGGGTGGCGGCGGGGGCGACGGTGACCTGGACCTTGAGGGTGCCGTCGGCGAGCGCCTGGGTGATCTCGGCCGGCGTCAGCTCGGCGGCGGTGATCGCGGCCAGGAGCTGGGCCTGGAAGACGTCCTGCCAGATCAGCCACCAGAAGGCCGACTTCTTGGTTCCGTCCTGCGTGCCGTCGGCGCGGAGGTTGGGGAGCTGGTAGTTCCAGACGGCCTCGGCAACGGCCTGGATTTCTGCAGGGGTCACGATGTCCTCCTCTGAGGGGGTGGGCTGTGCGGCGCCGGCGCGCAGGAGCGCCGTGCGGTCGATGGCCCCGGGATCCCAGTGATCGTTTCCGGGGACGTTGGAGTGGCCGTAGTGGCCGCCGCGGGTCTGCCAGGTGGACAGCGGGCGCGGCGAGTTGTCGCTGTACGACTGGGCCAGACGGCCCGCGGGCCACTCGTCGGGTACGCCCCAGGAGCGGATCGCACGGAGCAAGGCCTTGAAGTTTCGGCCGGGCCGCCAGTAGCCGGTGAACGGAGCGCCGGCCCGAGCCAGGACTTCGATCTGGATGCAGACTCTGCCCGTCCGGTTGGTGCGGACCGAGCCGGCGTTCCTCAGGGCGCGGGCGCTCTGGTTGAGGGGGCCGAACTGGCCGAGCCTGTCCGTGGTCGGGTCGTACAGGATGTGCGGCTCGGACGAGGCGCTGCTCAGGTAGGCGCCCACATTCGTGAAGGCCGCGTTGCCCGCGCTGCTTTCGGTGGTGTGCCAGACGACGCGAGGCGGGGCGTTCGGGGTGTCCATGGCACCGCCGATGCTGCCGCTGCCGAGGCGTTCGGCCTCTGGGATCCATATCTCGCCCATGGGGCGCCTCCAGTGGGTCAGGTGAGGACGACGTCGGCGGCGTCGAAGGTGGTGGAGAAGTCCGCGTAGTGGCGGAGGACGACGTTGTGGCCGGCGGTCGCGTAGGGCTGGGCGAGATCGGCCGCGGTCCGCGGGCCGCCCGTGTACTCGCCTGTGCGGTGCGGCCAGCCGGGGATGTCGTCCTGGCTGGTGATCGCGTACACGACCCACTCGGTGTCCTCGGCGGTGGGTCGGGCGATGGCCAGCAGCCACAGCTCGCCGTACACGGTGTCCTGGCCCCACTGCGGCGGGGACGCCTGCCCGGCGCGGCCGGTGCGGTACTCCTCCCGGGCGAACGCGTCGAGGGCGTCGATGAACGCCCCGCCCTGCAGGTTGCCGAGCGTGTTGACGAAACGCATGCAGATCCCCTTAGCGGATGGCGCGGATGAGGCGGGTCTGGGCTGCGACGGCGTTGGCGCCGCCGGTCCGCTGGGCCTCGACGGTGATGGTGTACTCGGCGCCAGGGGCGATCCCGTGCGGGCCGGTGTAGTCGAACGGGGAGCCCGCTGCCGTCGTCGGGCCCCACTGCACGCCGTTGATCATCACGCGGACGTTGCCGGTGGTGCCCGACCCGACCGCCGTCGTCAGAGCCAGCCGCAGCTGCGACCCGTGGGCCACATAGCTGCCGGTCGCGATCGTCGTGTACCCGGCCGATGTCGCCTGCGGCCACGTAGCCGGATCCGCAGGCAGGGGCGGCATCATGCCGTCCGCTGCCGTCAGGTCCGGCTGCTGGGCACGCAGCTCGTCCAGCTGGCGCTTCAGGGTGGCGAGGTCCCGCCCGAAATCCGACAGGTCACGGGGCAGCTGGTCGAGGCGGCGCGTCACGAGTCCTCCAGCAGAGTCGGGGTGACCCGGTCCGACCCGACGTCCAGAGACCAGGCGTAGGCGCGGGCGATCGTCTCGATGCCGTCCGGGTGCCGTGGAGAGCCGGTCACCTGCACGCCGATGGAGTCGCCGAGGGCCCAGTCGACGCCCAGCCGCGGCGCCCGCGAAGCGACCGCCTCCAGCGCCCAGGCCCGGGAGCCGGCACCCATCAGCGCGAGGGCGCCGGCGGCGTGCCGGTCGAGCTGGCCGGTGTCGGTGATCCCCGAGGCAGGGGTGTAGCGCTCCTCCCACAACGCCCAGCCGGCGGCGAGGAGGTCGTCGGCGGTGTGGACGCTGCTGGACGCGCGAACATCCGACGACCGCTCACCGCGGGCGATGACGCTCGTTGCGCCCTTGCCCTTCTCGTAGGACTCGGTGAGCGTGTACGTCTCGATACAGCCCGGCAGATCGAAGACCGCGACAGGCTGACCGGTGATGATGCCGACTGTCGGCGCGACCCGCAGGACCAGCTCGAAGCGGGTCTGCGCGGCGTCGCCCCAGATGGTGTCGATGGTCCACTCCGGGCCGCCCTCCATCTCGGAGACCTCCTGCACACCCGACAGGATCGACCGGTCCTCGGAGTCCACCATCGTGTAGTCGATGGCGATGCCGGTGTCGGTGGTGTCGAGGACGAGCGGCGGCCCGTCGGTCAGGGCGGGCGTGGCCAGGGCCGCGATGACCGCGGTCTGGTCGACGCCGGCGGCCGTGTAGTCCCCGGGGTAGCGGCGGTCCAGATAGATCTCCGCTGTGGCCGCCGTCAGGCTGACCTCCGGACTGCTCCCGCCGGCCCGGACCAGGGTGAGACCAGACCACAGCGGGGCTCCCGTGGCCGCATCGACGGCGACGAGCAGGGTCCGGCCGGGGTCCGTGGCCGCCTCCCAGCCGCCCGGGGCGCCCGCCACCGTGAGCGTCCCCGACACCGACGTGGACGCGCCCAGTTTCCGGGAGAGCGCGCCGCCGTTGAACGACCGCAGCTCCTCCGCGATCCGCCCCGACCGCAGGTCGCAGCCGTACCAGGCGAGCTCGACAGCAGCCATCAGGCCGACTCGTACTGCACAGACCAGTACAGGCGCGACGACGACGAGGCCGCGACCGGCACCGTGTTGCTGACCTGGCTCGCCGACGAGGAGTTCGAGGAGGTTTTGACGACGAACAGCATCGAGGACGCCCCCGACTCGATCTGCACGATGCCGAGGTAGTCGTTGGTGAAAGTCACCGCGTAGTCGCAGGTCCCGAACGTGCTCAGGCCGTTGGCGGCATTCGCCACGGGCAGGGAGATGCTCCAGACGCCCGTGCCGCCACTGGACGTGGAGCCGAGGATCAGGGAGCCGATGACGTGGATCTGGCCGCCGACCCTGGTCCAGCGCGCCGTCAAGGTCCCGTTGCCGAGGGTCGGGTTGGCGGTTGCTGCCGTCCACGACGGGGTGTAGGCGACATAGTCACCCTGCGCCCGCCAGACCGAGCCGGTCCAATACTCGGGCACCCCGCGGACCGTGTTGTAGCGGGCCTGCCCGGTGTAGGTGCCGCTGATCGCGATGTCCGTGGCCGACGAGACCGGCAAGATGCCGCCCGGGGCGACAGTCGTCTGTCGGATGGCGCTCGAGACGGTGGCCGACCCGGTGCCGCCACCGCCTGTGTTCGGGACGCTGATCGTGGCCAGCGGGATGTAGATGACCGTCGCCGACGGCGTCGGGATCGCGGGCGACCCGGACGGCGTACCGGTCAGCAGGACCGTGTCGGCTTTCACCAGGCCGGACGAGTCGACAGAGTTGTCCCACACCCGCAGATAGACCAGGTCGATCCGCGCGAACGTGCCGTGCGCGGCGGCCAGTGTGCCGGGGCTCGTCGCAGCCATCTGGACCCGGTACGCGCCCTGCCCGCTGCGCGTCACCACAGCGGTTCCGCCGGTGACGTTGACGGTGGTGCCGGCCAGGCTGACGGCGAATCCGGGGTCGCCGGCACGGATGCCCGCACGGAGGCCTCCCGCCGTGCCGTCCGCCATCGTGTAGTTCGCGTCCATTTTGCGGAGCTCGACCTCGTCATAGCTGAGGCCGGGCAGCCAGAGCGGATCAGTGGCGACCATGGGTCCTCCTCACATCCAGGCCGAGCGGCAGGTGCCGGTCAGCAAAGCGTTGGCGTCGTAGGAGTCGGCGTACCAGCCGACCGTCACCGCAGTACCGGGCGGGATCTCCGGCCACTGCCCGGATAGGTACAGGCGCCGGGACACGGCCCCGTTGAGGACCACCGAGTGCAGGTCGGTGTCGATGACGAGCTCGTCGCCGGCCTCCAGGGAGCTGCTGTAGAGCAGGGCCCGGACGGTGCCGTCGGGATACTGGACAGTGATCGTCGGGTTGGTGACCGGTCCCGTCACCGTGAAAATCGGGCGGGTGCCGATCGTGCCCTCGTTGACCAGGGTGATGCTGCCGGACACCGTCGTGGTGGAGATGCTGAGCGGCGTCGACAGCGGCACCGACAGGCCACCGGACGTGGACGGCAGAGCGGTCGACTGAGACTGCAGGACCGTGGAGTAGCGGCGGGGGTCGGCAGCGGTGACGGCGAGGCTGTACCGTGCGGCAAAGGGGCCCATCAGCTCGACCAGCACCGCGTCCGACCGGCGCACCGTAGCCTGCTTTGGCGTCGATTCCCCGACGACGAGCAGCGTGTCGGTGAGGGATACCGCGGCAAGCAGCTGCTCTACCGCAGCGTCCCTGCTCGCCGTGTCGGGGGCGTCGAGCGACCCGGTGATGGTGATCGGCCGCGCCCCCAGGTAGACAGGCGACGCCCATACTCCGTGATCCGCCTGGCGAACGCTGGTCTCCGCGCGGACGTCCGGCGAGTCCCAGCCCTTGACGTCGGCGACCACCCAGTCGACACCGGCGTCATCAGTAGCAAGTAGTTCCAGGCCGCCGAGGGTGACGGTGCGCGGGCCGAGCAGGGTCACCACGATGTCCCTCCTCTCAGCCGATGAATTCCAGGCGCCGCATCAGGCTCGCCGCCTGCTCCTCGGAGGTCATGGAGGAGCCATTGAGGTTGATCGTGTACTGGCGCTGATCACTCGCTCCGCCTCCGCGGTTCATCGCCGTCCACTGGCCACTGGTGAGGACAGGCTCGGGCCGGCCCGTCGCGTTGTAAGCGAGAGTGAGGCCGGGCTGGAGCCAGCCCCCGTCGTCGAATTTCTTCAGCGCGGGGGCAAAGCCGTACCAGTCATGGAAGAGCGGGCTGTTGTATCCGCGGGCGCGGTTGCCGACGACAACGCCGTCGCCGCCGCGGCTCTCCACGTTCATGCCGCCGAGCGTGCCGGCGGTGTGACCGACACCCTCGTTGGTGATGCCGATCATGAAGGGGGAGCGGAGTCCGCGGTGCCAGCCTGCCGGCGCCGTACCGCCCTGGAAAGAGAACGTGCTCCAGAGCCTGCCGTAGGGCGACTGCCCCAGGATGACCTTCTGGATGCCGGACATGAAGCCGCTGCAGTCCCACGACGGGTTGCCGGCGCCGCCCCACTGGTAGGGCTTACCGGCCTGCGACCTCGCGAACGCCATCGCTGCGGCCACGTTGCCGGAGGCGTTACCACCACCGATGAGGCTCTCGGCCGCGGAGACTACCTTGTCCTTCAGGTCGCGCAGCATCTTCAGCGGGAACTGGCTCAGCGCCTGCGCCCACTGCGAGCCCGACAGTCCCGACCGGATCTGGTCCCGCAGGTATTGGGTGGCGGTGTCCCAGGCCCGGCCGGGGCTGGAGACGAACTCGATGCCGGTCATGACGGCGCCGCCGATCTTGCGGGCGGCGCCGGTCAGCCAGTCCACAACACCGCCCTCGGCGAATCGCGGGACGCCAACGGCGCCTCCCTTGGCGAAAGCCGAGCCTCCCCGCAGGGCGCTCGCGCGCAGAGCCTCGACGGCTGCGTGTCCGCCGGCGCCGCGGACCTCGGCCGCGGTCCACACATGCTCGCCGTTGGAGAGCAGTGCGGGGATCGAGTCGGAGGTGGCCGTCCCCGCTCCGAAGACCGAGCCGCCCGAGGCGAACTTCAAGGGGCTGAGGTGCTTGGCGCCGGTGAAGTCGGCGACCGTGTTCCAGACCTTGCGGAGGCCGTCGTTGTAGACGACGTCGACCACGTACTGGACGGGCTTGCGGGCCACGTCCTTCAGGCCGTCCCAGATCTTGCTGATCCCGCTGACGCCCGAGTTGAAGCTGTCACGGATGCCGTCGATGCCCCGCTTCAGGAAGTCGAAGGCAGGCTTGATGCCGTACTGCCAAGCCCCGTTGATAGCCGCGACAATGCCGTCCCAGGCAGGCCGGACGACGCCGGACCACAGCCACGTCATTACGGAGCCGAGGACGCGGACCAAGCGCATGATCTCGTCGAACGCCGGCTTAATGCCGTTCTGCCAGAGCCACAAAGCGCCCGCAGCGATGCCGGAAAAGACCGGCCGAGTCACGGACTCCCAGAACCACACGATGACAGTCGCGGTGAAGCGGACCAGCGCCACCAGCTGGCCGAACGCAGGCTTGATGCCGTTCTCCCACACCCACATCGCCGCGGAGGCGATGCCGTCGAAGGCAGGCTTGATGATCTCCTGCCACAACCACGTGAAGACCGGCGCCAGCAGCTTGATCGCGAAAATGGTGGGTGCGATGAAGACGGTAATGAAGATGGTGGCCAGCGTCTGCGCCGCCGTCGCGATAGCCGAGAAGGCCGGCTTGATCGCGTTGTCCCACAGCCACACCGCGGCATCGCCGACGGCACGCATGCCCGTCATGAAGCCTTCAAAGGCCGGCTTGAGGACCCGCTCCCAGGCCCACAGGGCGGCGGCCTGAATGCCCTCCCACGCTCCCTGGACGATCGCCCGGAACGTCTCCGACCTCTTGTAGGCGATGACGAGCGCGGCACCCAGAGCGAGGATCGCAGTGATGATCAAGATGACCGGGTTGGCTGCCATCACCGCATTGAAGGCCGCCTGGATGGCTATGCCTGCGCGTTGCACTGCCATCCAGGCGAGGATCACCGCGCGGTACGCGGAGAAGATCGCGGTCACCGTACCCACGACAATCGCCTGCGCAGTGAGAGCGAGGGTCACGCCGCCGACGGCGATAGCCACCGGCAGCAGCCAGACGCCGAACTCCTGCAGCCAGCGGACGATCGCCACGCCCGCGGCGATGAGGCCGTGGAACGCCGGAACCAGGACCGCAGCCAACACCGAGGCAAGGACCCGCAGCGGCGGCACCAGCACCACGTTGAAGACGTGAATCACCTTGGTCAGGACCGGTAGCACCTCGCGGGCGATCAGCTCGACGAAGCGCTGCTTCACGGTGCGCGCGAACACCTCGAGCTCGTGTGTCGGGCCGGAGTGGAGGGTGTGGCCGAGGTGTTCGGCCGCGCCGGCGACTTCGCCGAGCGCACCCACGGCCGCGGCAGGGTCGAGCTTGAAGAGGGCCGAGCCCATGTCCTCGGCTTGGGTACCGAAGAGGCCGACCGCGGCAGCGTTCTGTTCGACGGGGTCTGCCATTCCCCGCAGCTTGTCGAGAACGAGCTGCAGGCCCGCGCTGGCGTCTGCGCCGCCCTTCGCGATCTGTAGAGACATCGCCTCCGCGTCGAGTCCGAGCGCCTTGTACGCGTCCTGCGACGACTCCGACATGTCGATCGCGCGGATCGAGAACTCCTTGAACGCGTCCGCGATGATGTCGGTATCGCGGGCGCCTCCGGCGATGCCCTGCTGGAAGAGGCCAAGGGCTGTCTTGGCGTCGATGCCCAGCTTGCGGAACTGGATGCTGTACTCCTGGAACGTCTCCAGGAGGTCCTCTGCGTTGGGGCCCAACTTCTGCAGGCCGACCGTGATGATGTCCAGCGCGTCCTCGGCGGACGGGGCCAGACCGTTCTTGAACATGGCCGCGACAGCCTGTGTCTGCATTTCCATGTCGGACTGGAAGGTGGTCGCGACGCTGGACATCTTTCCCGCGATCGACTCCAGCTGGGCGTTCGTGGCGTCCGGGGAGACGAGGCCCGCATTGACCACGGCGCGGATGGCGTCCGCGCCTTCCTGCACGGAGTCGGTGATGCCCTTGCTGTACAGCTGTCCTGCGATCTTGCCGTAGCGGGCGGCGTCCTGGCCGGTCGCTCCGAGCTGGGCCTGCAGGCGCTTGGTGATGCCGGCCTGGTCAATGGCCTCGGTGATGCCTGCAACGAGGACCGCACCGGCGGCGACGCCGGCGATGGCCGCGCCGGCGACGAGCTTCTCCTTGAGGGATCCGCCTGCCGCGACTCCGGCATCTTCTCCGGCGTCCTCGGCGGGCCCCATGAGCTGACTCCGCAGTTGATCGCCGATGCCGCGGACGGAGGGGATGATCTGGATGGTGGCGTAGCCGACGTTCGGCACGAGCCCTCCCCTCCGTCAGCCGGCTTGGCGGCTTCTTCTCTCGCGGGCCCTGCGTCGGGCGTCCTCGATGCGGGCGACCCGCGCCGGGTCGGCGGACTTCGTCGGCTTCTCCTCCAGCCACCACCTGCGGTACGGCTTGGGCGGCTTGGGGGCTTTGCCCTTCTCGGAGTTGACGGCCTGCAGCGTCCAGGTCAGGCGCAGCAGCAGGTCGGCCAGGTCGGCAAGGATGAGCTGGTCGACGGACGGCTCGGGGCGGCCGCCGTTCAGGGCCGTGCGCACCCGTGCGTGCGGGGGCAGGCCGCGGACGTAGCACTGGAGCTCGCGCCAGGTGAGGTCGCCGGTGTAGAGGTCGCGGAGGCGGACGCCGTACTCGCTGCGCAGGTCTGCCTCGAGGGCTGGGCCGTGCCTCCGGATCAGGTCCCGGAGGCCTCGGATTCCCCCGCGCTCACCCCCGAGTGCTGCTGCCAGGCCTTGAAGAGCGGCATCAGCTTGTACTGCGGCATGCGCTGCTTGCGGAAGTCCTCCCACTGGTCGCCGAGCGCGAGCTTCATGCTCTCGACGACGACGCCGACGTCACCTGATGCGGCGGCCTCGATGGCCTCCCAGGCGTCCAGCTCCTGCATGTGCAGGAACGTCCAGCGGCGGCCGCCGAAGTTGACGCGGAAGGGCCGCAGCTCGACCTCGGCTTCGACGGCGTCGAGGTTGAAGTCGAACGGCTGGTCGTCGGGGGTCTTCGCGGTTCGGGCAGTCATGTCAGGTCTCGCTTTCGGGTCGCGGTTCGGGTCTGATGACCTGCACGTGGGCTGCCATCAGGGTCATGCGGACAGTGCTGACCCCGTCCGGATTGAGGCCGATGTCCATGGGGTGGCCGGCGACGAGCCAGGGGAAGGGGGCTCCGTCGATGAGGATCTGGCCGCCCGGCTGGATGACGATCTCTTGGGCGAGCTGTGGCTCCGGAGCGGGGTCGCGATCTGCTGCCGCTTGGTGGGTCATGGCTGCGACGACTCTGCTTCGCAGGTGGCGGGGCAGGGCCTCGTCGGGCTGGATGAGGCCGAGCTGGACTGCCTTGTCGTGGATCTCTTGATCCGTGTAGCTGAGCGGCATGCGGCCTCCTTGTCGCGGTTCGGGTGGTGCACCGGGGCGCGGCCGAACCGCGACGAAGGACCGCGCCCCGGCGGTTGGGGCGCCGGTCAGGTGACGGTGACGGCGCAGGTGTCGGACTGGCCCTCGTAGGTGGCGGTGATGGTGGCGGAGCCGGGGTCGACGCCGGTGACGAAGCCCGCGGAGACGGTGGCGTCCGCGGGGGCCGAGGACGACCAGGACGCGGTTGCAGTGACGTTCGCGGTGGAGGCGTCGTCGTAGGTGGCGGTTGCGGTCAGGGCGCCGATCTCTCCGTCGGCGATCGACAGGGTGGCCGGAGTGACCGACAGGCTGACGAGGGTGGGCGTGGTCTGGCGGTCGAAGAGCACGCCGGCGCCCGTCGGGTAGATCGTGGCGACGAACGTCATGGACTCGAGGTCGGTCTCGTTCTCGCCGTGGTCGCCGTCGAGGCTGATCTCGGCGTAGTTCGCGCTGATCAGACGGCGGACCTTGTCGCCCTCGCGGGTCTCGAAGGCGATCAGCACCTTGGCGGGCCGGGGCACGATGATCTGCGTCGCGGAGGATCCCGGCCACAGCAGCGAGTAGGTGGTGTCGTTGTCCTCGAGCGCGGTGAACGACTTCGTGAGCTTGAAGTGGTTGCGCGACGTCCTGACCAGGATGCCGCCCCACGCGAACTTGTCGTCGGTGTCCTCGTCGCGGGACTCCGGGAAGCCATCGTCGCCGTCGAGGAGACCGACGAGGTCCCAGTCCACACCGAACGGCGTGGAGGCGTCGGCGGGCAGGGTCGCGGAGAGGTTGGTGGAGATGTAGACGTCCGCGTCCGTCCACAGATTTGCCTTCAGCGGGTCGCCGGCCACGGCGTCCTCCTTCTCTGGGTCAAGGGTTGTCGTCGCAGTTCAGCGGCCCATGTCAGGCCGTCAGCGGGATGGGCTTCACATGGGCGATCACGGTGAAGGTCGACAGGTCGATGTACGAGCCGGCGACCTCGTCGACCGCCGCGACCGGACCGGTGGCCGGCCGGACGCCTCGGATGATCGAGCCTGAGTGCACGAGCAACAGGCCTTGGCACAGCATCGCCAGGTCGTGTGCCTGGTCGGCGTCCTCGTGCCACACCGTGACGCGCAGGCTGACGCGCGAGTCCGCCATCGAGGAGTGGGGGAAGTCGGCGTCCTTGCGGACCATGATGTAAGGCAGGTGGGGTGCTTCCGGCGACCTGTCCCCGGGGACGCGCGTGCCGACCGCGACGTCGTCCGCATAGGGCTCGGGCCGGGATACCAGCGCGGTGCGCAGCACGCCTGCCGCGGCAGCCTGGGAGTCCCCGAAGGCGACCAGCGGTTTCACGACTTGTCCTTGACTTCGAGGCCGGTGGCGGCCGCTGCCCGGGTGAGCGTTCCGTGCTTGGCCTGCCAGGCCATGCCGCGGACGTCGGCGATGACGACCGTGGCGGCCCCGCGGTCCGTCGTGTACTTGCGGACCTCGACCGGCGTCCCGGAGGGGAGGCTGGCCTTGACGTGGTCTGCGACCTGCTCGGCGTAGCCATCGATCAGGTCGCGGACCGCTTGACCGTGCAGCAGCTCCCGCACGCCCGGGATGTCCAGCTCGAACTTCTCCAGCATCAGGCCCGCCCCCTTCAGCCGGTGGCCCGCTTCATCTCGAACTCGATGTGGTGCACGGCGTCGGTGAACAGGTCGGGCCAGCGGGCGACCTCGCCGTCGACCTCGCAGACAATGCCGTCCCACTCGATCCGGTCGTCTGCCCGAATGTCGGGGGCGGTCCCCTCAGTCGACTGCACGTGCCAGCCGGTGACCTTCGCGCTGCGGGTCTCGTCGGTGGACTCCTGCTGGATGCTCGGCTGGATGTTGACCTGTTCGACGGTGAGCCGGGTTGCGGCAGCCCAGTCCGGCACCTGGTTGCCGCCGCGGTCCGTGCGCACGCCTGCGCGCACACGGACGAGCGTCTGGTTGAACATCACAGCTCGGCCCCCGCGCGGATCGCGTGGCGCTGCACGCAGGCCGACCAGTCCGCAGTTACGCCGGCGTCGAAGGTCACGGACTGGCCGCCGACCGCCTTCGACTTCAGTCCCGGCATCGAGGTGAAGGCGGCGCGGGCCTGCTCGATCACCGCCCCGGTGATGTCTTCCGGGATGACCGCCCAGCCGTGGCTGTAGGTGACCTCCACGCAGCGCAGGCGGTCCGGCCACACCAGGCAGCCCAGGCGGCGAAGGATGCCGTCCTGGGACCAGGAGTAGTCGGTTCCCTCGATGAGCTCCTCCCCGTCCAGGAGCACCTCGGCCACCGCGATGGTGGGCCACACCGGCAGCAGCAGGGACTGTCGGCCGTTCCCGTCGAGGGTCACCTGGTCGCCCTCGATGAGGGTGACGTCGTGCCTGACCGCCGCCCGGAACTTGCGGGAGGCGGCTCGCAGGGCGGCCAGTAGGCGGGTGTCGTTGGCCGAGATGCCGAGCCAGTCGGCGAGCTCCTGCGGGTCGGCCAGCAGATCAGCCGCCACCGCCCGCACCGCCCTTGTTGCGGGCACCGCGCGCCTTGTTCTGTGCCGCCGGCCGCGCCTTGGCTGCGGCCTCGGGTGCCGGGGCGTCGAGCAGGTCGGCGTCGGTGAGGCCGTGTCGCTCGGCGTCCTCCTCGCTCAGCTTGAGGACAGTGACATGGCCGGCTTCGCTGGTGTACCGGTACTTCTTGAGCGGACCGCTCACTGCGGCCACCTCCTCGATCGGAACGTCGATGGGTGTGACAGTCGAGGGCGGGCCGCACGCGGCGTGCTCGGCGCCGCACGGGCACCGCCCTCGGGCCGTCTGCCGGGTGAACAGGGTCACGATGCGAGCTGGCCGCTGGTTCGCATCGCCGTGAGCAGCGCGTTCAGCTTGGTGCGCAGCGCGTTGACATCCGCGAGAAGCGCGTCGAACTCGGCCTTCGTGGGGTTGGCGCCGGCCGCCGCCGAGGCGGTCGCCGCCGCGGCGTTGGTGACGGCCGCGGTCTGCTCGCCTGCGCGCGCGGCGCCGGCCGCCGGGTTGAGGTATGCCATGTCAGCCTCCTCAGGCGGTCAGGTCGATCTCGACGAACGCGGTCGGCTGCAGCACACCGAACGCCGCCCGCATCTCGGCGAGGATCGCCACCAGGTTGCGGACGAAGAAGTCGAGGTGGCTGTCGGTCATCTGGATGGTGGCCTGCTCACGGTCCCACAGCACGGCCTTGCGGAAGTCGCCGACGTAGCCGGTGCCCGCCGGGACGGCCTCGGTCTCGATGACGGGGACGCCCCACAGGGTTCCGGCGCCACCGGTGCCCGACGGGCCGCCGAAGTAGAACCTCGCTTCGTTGTCCTGCAGGAGGTCCAGCGTCTCGAGGTCGGCGGGGTTGAGGAGATAGGCGTTGGCCATGCTGCGGCCGACGGTGCGAACCTTGGTCTTCGCCTTGCGGGTGGTGGTCAGCGCGTCGGTGTCCCAGGCCTGGGCCTGCACGCCGGACACGGTGCCGAGGCCTTCGAAGTTCTCGCCGGTCCCGTCGCCCTGGATCATCTGGTCCTCGAGCTCTTCCTCCAGGCCGTAGCGGAGGAAGGCGTCGATGAGGGTGCGGATCTGCGCTGCGTCCGACAGGGCCCGCTTCGTGACCGGCATCCAGTGCGCGATCGTCTTCACCGGGGTGGTGATCTTCGCCAGTGCCAGGCCGGACTCCGGCTTGTAGCCGCCGCCTGCGTTGTTGACGAGCGCGCCCGGCACCGAGGCCGGAGCGGTCGGTGCGGCGGAGGACGTGGCCTCGGCGATCGGGGCGGCGTTGTTCGTGGTCGAGGTGACGCGCACGTACTCGACGGTGTCGGAGGTGGTCGTGCCGTTGGTGACCACGTCCCGCAGGCGCAGCGGCCGCTGGAAGGCGTCGATGCCGACCTGCAGGCCGCGCAGGTCGTTCTGCACGAACGCGCCACCGGAGGTGTCGGAGGCGCCCGTGACCAGCGACTTCACGCCGAACATGTCCGACTGGATGCGCTGCTTCGCCGCGAAGACGCCACCGCGAGCCTGAGCCATCAGCCCCTTGTACTCGGCGGACTCCGTGAACTGCTCGCCGAGGCTCTTGCCGCGCTCGGGCAGGTGGAACCCAGAGGCGGTCTGGCGCCGGCCGCTGTCGTCCGCCTTGGCGTTCAGGGCGATGTCGTCGCCGAGGTCGGCGAGCGTCTTGCGGAGCTCGTCGTTGCCGCGGAGCCGCTCGAGCTCGGCCTTGGCCTCGGTGGCCTTGGCCATGTGCTCGCGCAGTTGGGCGGTCTCGTCGGTGGTGAAGTCGCGGTCGCCGTCGTCCTCGGCGGCCTTGGTGATGGTGCGGGCCTCGAGGAGGTGGTGCTTCATGAGCTCCTTGAGCTCATCGATCTTGCTGGGCATGTGTCCCTCATTCCGTGAGCGAGAGCTCCAGCTCCTTCAGCTGCAGCTCGGTGCGCAGACGGGCAGAGGCGGCGGCGGCCTTGGCGGCGCCCTCGGGCGCTTCGCGGGGGTCCGGCGTGGTCTCGTCCTCGATGCTGCTGTCGGTGGATTCCTCGTCGTCCTCCTGGGCGGGCGGGGCCGTCTCGTGCTGGGCGGGCGGCTCGTCGCCGCCGGCCGCCGAGACGCCCGGCTGGCCGGGGTCGTCGGTCTTGCTGGGGGTGGCCGCAGCCTTCTCGGGCTGAGCCGCGGCGAGCACCTCGCCGATCGCCTCGTAGGCGGCGGCGAGCGACTCGAAGTTCTTCTGCGACAGGACACGCCCGGCCTTCGCGCCGGCCGCCACACCCGCGGCCTTGGCCGCGAGGAGCTCGGTCTCCTGGTTGGCGCCGACCAGGCACGGGCCGACCTCGTGCAGCTTGAGCCGGCGCAACTCGTAGTAGCCGCCGTAGCGGTGGTCGTCGTCGTCCACCCAGGCGCCCTCTTCGACGTCGTAGGCGAACGAGAACTGGGTGACCCTGCGGCCCTTCAGCAGGCGGTACACCTGGGAGGCCGTGGGGTTGGTGTCGAGGTCGTCGATCTGGCCGGTGACCTCCAGCCCCTGCAGGGTTTCCACCGCCTTGACGACGGTGCCCACGTGGGCGAACGGGTCGCCCCAGTTGTGGGCCCAGATTACGGGGATCGGGTCACCCTTCGACGCCCAGTCCGCCAGAGTCGCGGTGAACGCGCCCGGACGGACCACGTCCCCCACGCTGTCCTCGTTGCCGAACACGGACACCAGCGCCACGAACTGCCCCTCGGCCAGCCCGTCGGCGACGCCCGCCGCCTTCACCCGGGCGGTGAAATCCTTGGTGCGCACGTCAGCCCTCCTTCGCGTAGTCGAGAGTGCAGTTGCAGTTCACGAGCTCCTCGGTGCGGCCGGAGCCGTCGCCCGGCCAGCGGAGCCCGTTGGAGAAGACGTCGTCGAGGCGGACCGCCTCGCCGTCCTGCGCCTTGTGCGAGGGCCGCGGATTGCGGCCGCCGGTCCGCCATATCTTCCGCGTGAGCCCCGAGGCGGAGGCTGCGTCGTGCCCGCCGAAGCTGTGCAGCTCCGTGCTGGCAGTGACCGCGCGCACGCCGGCCGCGGCAACCCAAGAGCCCGCGGCCTGAGTGAGCGCGTCCCGCCAGCCCTCGGCGCCCGCCTGCTGCGCCTCGGCGACCGCCTTGCGGCCGGCCTCCTCATGCTGCGCCGCATGCGTCTCGGCGGCGGCCAGGATCCAGGCGAGCATGACGTCCGCTGACCAGCCCTCCGCGTCGGGGTTCCACACCGACAGAACGCCCCACGCGCCGATCTGCGCCAGCCGGTAGCCGTGGTCCGCCAGCAGAGCCTCCAGCTGCGTCAGCCGCTCCTGCGAGCCAGCCGCCCACAGCTCCACGAGATCCGGCACCGCCCCGGCCTTCGCGCCGGCGGCGAGCAGCAGCTTGTCCGCGGCCCGCTTCGTCCACCGCTCCAGTGACACCGTCAGCGCCTCGCGCTCGGATGCCAGCGTCCCCAGGTCAGCCGGCCTGCCGCTCTTCACCAGCGCCAGGCCGCGCGCTTTTGGGAGCGCGTCCGGCTCCGGCGCCGTGTCCCGCGGCGACGCCAGCCCGCCCTCGGTCACGTTCATCGGGGTGATCAGCGAGTCCCCGCCGTCAATGGCCGGGAGGTTGTTCCGCGCCCTGGTCTCGTTGACCGTCATCCACGGCCGGCCCGTCGCCGTCGATGCCGCCACAGCCTGCTCCTCGAAGGAGCCGCGGAGCTTGGCGTCGATGTTGAACTCGCAGTACACATCGGAGTTGTCGCCCGGAAGGTCCGGCAGGATCTGTGCCGCGATCTCCTGCTGCACCATCACCATCCACGGCCCAAGCGTGTCCTGGTACAGGTGCGCGTGCTGCTCCTTGATGTTGGAGTACGTCGCGTGGTCGAGGATCCCGATCAGCGGCGGCGGAATGAAGTAGGCCGCCGACACCTCCTCACGGGTCAGCTTCCGTGCCTCGATGTACTGGGCCTGCTCCGGGTTGAAGCCGACCGCGGTGTACGCCATGCCGTCCTCGAGGATCGGCGTACCGCCCTCGGCGCCACCGCCTTGAGAGAACGACCGCCACATCTCGCGGAAGCGTCGCTTCTCCTCGGCGCCCCACTCCGGCGCGTCGGCCGGACGGGTCAGGACACCGGTCAGGCGGGCGCCGCCCTTCCACATCTGCTGACGCTGCCGGGCAGCCTCGGACGACTCCAGCAGCATGTCGCGCAGTGCCTCGATCGGCGACGACCCATAGGTCAGGTTCTCCGGCGAGTAGCCGTGGATGTGGACGACCTCGTCGACCGCGAAGTCCCGGCCGCCCGCGGTCTCGTAGTACTCAGGCGCGATCCAGTTCCCGCCGTAGGGGCGGATCAGCGTGGGCGGGACCGGCAGGACCCGCAGCTTTCCGTCGAGCCTGAGCTTGATCCCGAAGGCGTTGTCGTACAGAGCGACGTCAGAGATGAGCCGCTCCACCCACCGGTACGACGTCATCCGCGGCATCGGCTCCGCCAGCAGCTTGGCCAGCGGGTGGTCCGTGAGCCGCTCCCGATCGGTGTCGCTCACGCGCCGGTACGTGTGGATGCCCAGCTGGGCAATGTTCCGGGCCAGGAAGCCGATCACGGTCCGGACCTGTGGCTGCGTCCGCCAGATCGCCTCGTACTCCCACGAAGCGGCCGGCAGCGGCATCGCCGCATAGCCGGGGGTGACGCCGGCGCCCGTCGTGGCAAGCTGCCCGGAGGATACGACGAACGACATCAGTCACCGCCCGTCGCCAGCACCTGGGTGAACTCGACTTTGGAGCGCTCGACGACCACCTCGCCGTCGACAGCCTGCGGGGCCCGTCCGGCTTCGAGCAGCTCGGCGTCCCGCAGCACGAGGAGCGGCCCGCGCTGGGCCCACAGGATCCCGCGGAAGGCGCGGTCTGCCTGGTTGATGACCACCCGCTTACGGACCGCCGTGCGGCGCCAGGCAAACATGCAGCCTCCTCTCGAGGCCGCTCACACGACCATGATCTCTTCGTCGTCCGCGTACCGGGACTTCCGGCGCGGCGGGCGGGCGACGACCTCGGCCATCGCCGTAGCCAGCGCCGACACGCCGTCGATCTTGTCGCCGGAGTTCGCCTTGTCCGGCTTCACGTTCCCGGCCGGGTCCATGGCGACGGCGAGATTGTCGACACACCAGCGGGCCACGGGATGCCCGCCGTGTCGCAGCGCCGGCGCCTCGACGGTGCCCTGCAGTGTGAGGCGTTGGATCTCCTTCAGGACCGGCGACATCGTCGCGAAGCCCTGCCGAACCTTGACCATCGGTGCCCGCTCAGAGATCAAGTCGTTGGTCAGCTGGCTCGCGTTCCACGGGTCATAGCCGATTGACTTGACCTTGAAGGCATCGCGGTCGCGGCGGATCTGCTCCTTGATCCAGTCGTAGTCCGCCACGTTCCCCGGTGTCGCCACCAGGAAGCCTTCGCGGACCCACCGAGACGCAGCACCCGCCGTCCGCTTGTCCAGCGCCCGGAGGTTGTCCTCCGGCGTCCAGAAGCGGAAGACCGCATCCAGGGTGCCGGTCTCGTCGTCGGGGAACAGCCAGCACAGCGCGCACAGGTCGGACGAGCTCGCCAGGTCCAGCCCGCCATACGCCGCACGCCCCTTGAGCCGCTGCTCATCGACTAGCGACGCGTTCCGATCCCAAGCCTCCAGCGTCAGGAACCTCGTCGTCTGCTTGGTGCGGATACCCAGATGCAGGCGCAGGAACTTCGCCAGGTCGGCCGGCGACTGCTGTGCCTCCGCGGACGCACCCCGCAGGTACGCGGCAGACGGGCTGACGCCGTAGCCGGGGTTGGCCTTCCGCCAGGTCGCCTCGGCGTGCGGGTCGTCGTCCTCGTCCGCGCCCCACACCACGCCATAGGTGTCCAGGTCATGGAGGGCGCCGCGCGCCAGCTGCTCGATGTACTGCCGCTTGCGGTCGTAGATCGACTCCTGCTTGCCCTCGTCCGCGGTCGTGATCGTGACGACCAGCGGCTGCCGGCGAGAGCCCGTGCCGGTCTCGATCGTCTCCACCAAGTCCGGGCTCTTGTGCACGTGCAGCTCGTCGATGATCCCGCCGTGGACGTTGGCACCGTGCAGAGCCTCGGCCACCGACGACACGACCGTGAAGTACGAGCCCGAGGCCGGGTGCGTGATCTTCTTCGTGAACGCCTTAACGTTCCCCTTCAGCGCCGGCGCCCGCTCGGCGATGGTGCGGATCGGGTCGAACGTATACCGGGCCTGCCGCTCGTTCGTCGCCGCTGCGTACACCTGCGCGCCCGGCTCCCCGTCCGCCGCCATCAGGTACATGGCGATGCCGCCCGACAGGGTCGTCTTTCCGTTGCGGCGGGGCACGTCCACGTAGAGCTTGCGGACGATCCGCACGTAGCCGTCTGCCTCGTCGTCCCAGCGGACCCAGCCGAAGACGGGGGCGATGATGTATGCCACCTGCCAAGGGTCCGGGTCCAGCGGCCTGCCCGCCCACTTGCCTTGCGTGTGGCGCAGCAGGTGGAAGGACTGCAGCACGCGGTCCACCTTGGCCGGGTCGAACACCGCGCCCGGCGCCTCACCGGGGCTCGGCGTCTGCACCTTCGGCGGGCAGTCCGGCAGCGGGATCCCCCGGTCCTGCAAATACCAGGCGACCTCGGGCGAAATCCCCAGCTCAGCCGGATCCGGCGAACGGGTTCGCCTCGCTGTCGCCATCGTCGCCCCCGCTTCGCGCCAGGGCCTGCTCCGTCGAAGGGGTCAGGCCGAAGTGGGCGGCCCACGACCGCATCTCGCGGCCGGCCGCGCGGGCGATGCCGACAGCAGGGTGTGCCAGCTTGCCCTGCCGCGCCTCGATGAACTGCCCTTCCCGCTGGACCGTCAGCGTCGCCTCGACGAACGTGGCCCAGGCCTCGCAGTAGGCGGCCAGCGCCGCCCGGTCGGACTCCTTCACCAGATCCAGCCGCGAGAGCTCCGGGAGGACGCGGTCCCACTCGGCGGCGGCCTCGGTCGACAGCCAGTCAGGCGCCGCGGGTGGGAGCCTCTTGAAGTCGGGCCCCGAGTTGACCTTGCGGCCCCCCGAGTCGCGGCCCGAGGAGCGCCCCTCAATCAGCTTGAGGGCGGCCGGCTTGGCAGTCCGAGGCATGGTCAATCAGCCCCTCTCCGTGGTCGCGGCGCGTTACCGCAGGTCAGAGAGGTGATCCCCTGGTCATCGTAGTGAGCGTGCGGGATCCCAGT